TGAATGTAAGTATGTAGATAATGGTACTGTTAAAACTGTTCCAATTATAGCATATGATGTTACCCAAGCAGTAGCCAAACTAGACCCTTATGTAAACTCAGCAATTCCCGAAAATGTTTTAAAAATAATGCTTGGAAATGAAAGATATACAATTTAAATATGGAAAGAAACGGAAAACAATTTTATACAAAAAATAAGCAATTAATTGATATATCTACTTGGGATATATCATCATCCCCCTCTATAAATGAATTAGAAAATAAATATGGGTGGGAAGGAGCTATGGCCTACGGAAATTTAATTAATGATGAATTAAATCAACATGGCCCTGGAATCCAACCAGGAGATGTATATTTAGATTTAGGTGCAAATGTTGGGATGTCAGCATTAAGAGCAGAATTATCAGGTGCATCTAAGTTATATTGTATTGAACCTGATCCTGGGGTATATGAAGCTTTAGAAATGAATAAATCAGATAAATGGGAAAATTTTAATTTAGCAATTTCTGATTATGATGGAGAAATAAATATCCCTAAATGGCCTAATTGGTGGGAAGAAGTTTCCCGCCCTTGTATTACTTTAGAAAACTTTTTTTATTCAAACAAAATCTCACATATAGATTATATGAAAGTTGATATTGAAGGACATGAAATTAAAATTATGCCCCAAATTTCAAAAGCCATATATGATAAAATTGATAAAATTTTTGTAGAATATCATGAAAATACAGAAATTGAAGATGATGAAAGAAATAAAAATAGGATAAAATTTATTAAATCAATAGAATCTAAAGGGTATAATAATCACTATGTTCATCTTGGATGGTCACAAAGTTTTATGTATTTTTGGAAATAAATAAGTTAAATATGAAAATAGGTTTTTGTGGTACAATGAGTGTAGGTAAAACAACTTTAGTTAATGCTTTAGCTAAATTGCCTGAATTTAAAGATTATAAGTTTAGAACAGAACGTTCTAAATATTTAATGGAAATGGGTATCCCCTTAAATACAGACTCTACAGTAAAGGGTCAATCTGTGTTTTTAGCAGAAAGAGCTAGTGAATTAATGCAAGATAAAATTATAACAGATAGAACAATTATTGATGTAATGGCTTTTGCTAAATGTTCAAAATCAATGTATTATTTTGAAGCTGATGATTTTTGTCAGTTTGCATCTTATATGTTAGAAGAATATGATTATATATTTTATGTTTCTCCTGAGGGAGTTGAAATTGAAAATAATGGAGTTAGAGAAACTAATGCTGAGTATAGAAAACTAATTGATCAAAATATTCAATTATTAATTACTAAATATAGACATAGAATGAAAAATTTAATTGAAATTAAGGGATCAACAGAAGAACGTATAAACTTAGTTAAAGGAACGATTTTTTCGTGATATTTATAACAAAAATATACTATAATGAAAAAATCTGAATTAAAATCATCAATTAGAGAAGAAATTCTTGAATTACTAGAAGCAGTAACTCCAGATGATGTTGAGGTTGCTAAATCTTACAATGCTGAATTAGAAAAAACCAAAGCTTTAACTCAAGATCTTACAAAGGAAAATGAAGATGAAGAACCAACAGCATCTCAATTAAAAAAAGAACCATTATCTAAAATTGGTTATAAATTAGCTGATACCCAAAAAGAAATGAAATCAGTAGTTAAAAAATGGAAAAATGCTGAGGGTGCTGAAAAAGAAAGGTTAACTAATCGACTAAGAGATTTAACCAAAATTAAAAAAGAACTTGAAGGACTTCTTTAAAAATATTCAAACACTACTTATTGTAGTATTAGTAGTTATTATTCTTCTTATGCGTCAATGTAGTAAGGATAATATACCCATTGAACCTAAGGTTATTACTAAAATAGAAACTAAATGGGATACTGTAAATATTGTAAAAGAAGTTTATATTCCAAAATGGCGAACTAAAATAATTAAAGAAATTGATTCTATTTTAGTAAATACCCCTATTGATACATTAGAAGTTTTAAAAGATTTTTATGCTAAAAATGTTTTTGTAGATAAGATTAGTTTAGATTCATTAGGTATTATTACTATAACAGATACAATACATAAAAATGTTATTTGGGGTAGAACAGTTAAATCTGATATTTTAATTCCTACAACTATAATAACTGAAGAAATTTATCTTAATAATAGGGAATTTTATTGGGGTTTAGGATTACAAGGAAGATCAGATCAATTAAATTATTTAGGAGGAGAATTATTATATAAAGATAAGAAAAAACAAATATATGGTTTAGGTTTAGGTATTAATCAAGATTTAAAACCTGTTATATCAGGGCGTTTGTATTGGAAAATAGGAAATAAATAATGGCTGAAGATTTAAAAAAAGTAATTAGACAAGAATATTTAAGATGTGCTAAAGACCCAGCTCATTTTATGAAAAAATACTGTTTTATTCAACACCCTCAAAGAGGAAGAATTCAATTTAACTTATACCCATTCCAAGAAAAAGCACTACATTTAGTTAGAGACAATCCTTATTCAATTATTCTAAAATCTAGACAATTGGGTATATCAACTTTATCCGCAGGTTATTCTTTGTGGTTAATGTTATTTCATAAGGATAAAAACGTGTTATGTATCGCAACCAAACAAGAAACAGCACGTAATATGGTTACTAAGGTAAAATTTATGTACGATAATTTACCTTCTTGGTTATCAATTAAAGCAGAAGAAAATAATAAATTATCACTTCGACTTAATAATGGTTCAATAATAAAAGCAACATCAGCATCAAGTGATGCTGGTAGATCAGAAGCAGTATCTTTACTATTAGTAGATGAGGCTGCGTTTATTGATAATATTGGAGAAATTTGGGCATCAGCTCAACAAACACTAGCTACAGGGGGTGGTGCTATTGTATTATCAACACCATATGGTACTGGTAATTGGTTCCATAAAACATGGGTAAATGCTGAATCAAATGAAAATCAATTTTTACCAATTAAACTTCCATGGTGGGTTCACCCTGAAAGAAATCAAGAATGGAGAGATTCACAAGATGATTTATTAGGAGATCCTAGATTAGCAGCTCAAGAATGTGACTGTGATTTTAGTACTTCTGGGGATATTGTATTTTATAGTGAATGGATAGAATTCTTAAATGAAACCACAATTAAAGATCCAATGGAAAGAAGAGGGGTAGACCAAAATTTATGGATTTGGGAAGCAGCTGATTATTCTAGAGAATATATGGTTGTAGCTGATGTTGCTAGAGGAGATGGAAAAGACTATTCAGCATGTCATGTAATGGATATAGCAACTAATACCCAAGTAGCAGAATATAAAGGGCAAATGCCTCCTAAAGAATTTGGATATTTTTTAACAGGTTTAGCTACTGAATATAATAATGCTATGCTAGTAGTTGAAAATGCTAATATAGGGTGGGCTACATTAGATGCAATTATAGAAAGAGGATATAGAAATTTATATCAATCACCAAAATCAGACCAACTTACAGCAGAATCCTATTTAAGAGTATTTGAGGGTAGCTCTGAAATGGTCCCAGGTTTTACTATGTCTATGAGAACAAGACCTCTTTGTATTAATAAATTTAGAGAATTTGTAGGTGATAGATCCGTAACAATCCGTTCAAAACGTTTAATTGAAGAAATGAAAGTATTTATTTGGAAAAATGGAAGACCAGAAGCTCAAAGTGGATATAACGATGATTTGGTTATGTCATTTGGGATTGGTATGTTTCTACGAGATACATCATTAAAATTTCAACAACAAAGTTTAGATATGGCAAGAGCAACATTAGGGGCAGTAAAATCACATAAAGTAACATATAGTGGTGGCCATTCTTCTAATAGTTCAATACAAAATCCTTATGAGATGAAAGTAGGTGACAAATCTCATAATATAAAATGGTTATTATAATATTTATAAATAAATAAAACATGGCAGACAAAGGTTTATTTTCAAGATTAAGAAGATTATTTTCAACAGACGTAATTATACGTAATGTTGGGGGCAATCAACTTAAAGTTTTTGATGTTAATAAAATCCAACAAACAGGGGACATTGAAACAAATTCTTTAGTAGACAGGTTTAATAGAATCTACTCAAACTCATCAACATCATTATGGGGTCAACAATCAGGATTTAATTATCAATATTTAAGACCCCAATTATACTCAGAATATGATGCTATGGATACTGATGCTATCATAGCATCTGCTTTAGATATTATTGCTGATGAAAGTACATTAAAAAATGATCAGGGAGAAGTATTAGCTATTAAATCTCCAGATGAAGATATTCAAAAGATTTTATATAATTTATATTATGATGTTTTAAATATTGAATTTAATCTTTGGCCTTGGGTAAGAAATTTAGCAAAATATGGAGATTTTTTCCTTAAATTAGAAATTGCTGAAAAGTTTGGTGTTTACAATGTTATTCCATATACAGCTTTTCATATTGAAAGATTAGAAGGAGAGTTAGGAGCACAAGATGTAAATAATCCTAATGAAGTAAAATTCCGTTTTGATCCTGAAGGTGTATCAGCATCGGATACAGGATATTATAATGTACCAGGACAAACAACAGTAAATCCATCAGCAATTATTTTTGATAATTATG